AACACAGCAACTTTTTTGCCTCTGAATATTTGGTCTGTTGTAAGATCTGCCCAATCATATTCATTGTTTTCATCACGGATCCTTACTCTAAAAGTGACTTTTGGTACCTTTACGCCTTCTTTCATTTTATTCTCCTGTTTCTGGTGCCTCGAGAGAGACTCGAACTCCCAACCTACTGATTACAAATCAGTTGCTCTACCAATTGAGCCATCGAGGCTACCACCAATTTTCGCAGGCAAAAACCACCCAACATGGTTTTTCTGCTTTGTTAATTGTAACACCGTGATAATCGACTGTAAACACATTATTTTTATTTTGTACTAAAGCACATGTCTTTATAACAGACTTAGGATAAGCCTTAGAAATGTCTTCATTTATTTTTTTCAATGTATCACCTTCGTCACAGATGTCATCTACAATTAAAATTTTTCTTTTGCCATTTTTTATTGTCCAATGAGATGGCAGTTTCCAATCAGTTTCCCAATTGGGATGATCTCTCAATGATCCTTTGAACGGAATAAACTTTGTATCAAAGTAATGACTCATCATTACTCCAATTGGTAATCCGCCTCTGCTTACACCAATTATCACATCAGGCATAAATTGATCTTTAGTCATGTCTCTAATTATGGATGTTTGTAATGCTATTTGATCTGCATAGGATATTATCATTTTTTCAGTCATTTTATTGCCTCTCTTAGTTTGCTTTTTGGTGTGTTTATATTTCTCTTTGCACATACAGGTTCAACATCACATGTATCGCAACCTGGTTTTCTTGATGTGCAAACTTTTTTGGCATGTGTAATCAACCACATGTGAGCACCATATTTGTATTGATCAGGAGTAGTATTGTTCACTGTGATAGATGCTTTGCCTTCATCTAAACTGTCTGCCCAACCCAATCTCCACAACAATCTAAAAACATGTGTGTCTACTGCTATGTGTGGTTGTCCCCATACAAATCTCATCATTATGTCTGAACTTTTACGTCCTACTCCTGGCAGGCTCATAAGTTCCTTTTGTGTTTGTGGCACTTTGCCGTCAAATTCGTCAAGCAATATATGACTGGTTGCTAATATGTTCTTTGATTTGGCATTGTGCAATCCTGCTGGTCTGATTGCTTCAATAATTTCATCCTGTGTAAGTTTGATCATTTCTTCTGGTGTGTCTGCTTTTGCAAACAATTGATTACAGGCAATACTTGTTCGTTTGTCCTGTGATTGTGCTGACAACATAACACCTACCAAACTTTTGTATGCGTGTTTGTGTATTTTAGCGGCAGGTTTTTTGTTTGAATAGTAATGATATTTTTTGCTTAATTTGTCAAATATGTAATCAATGTTTTGTTTGTCCATCATCTTACGTCAGCATCTTCCATTCCTGCTACTCGCAGTTTTGTAATATTTGTGATTTGCCATTGTTTTTGATCCAAACCTTTGAGTATGCCAAGCCATTTGTTTCTTAACAATGCCCATTCATTTACTATGGCTTCAAAGTCACAAACTTCATCTTCGCCATCAACATATTTTTCAACGTCTCTTGATGAAAGTGCTCTTTGATAATTTTCTAGATAAATTTTGTAATGTTTTGTTCTTAGTTTACGCAGTTCTCTATTCAAATGATTTAGCACTGCTTCTATTTCTTGTAATTGTGCAAATCTTGTTTCAACAATACCAGGCAATGTTGATGCCGCCTTTTCAAGTTTGCCATAAAGTTTTACTTCACTTTTTGCTAATGCAAGTTCCGTTTCATAATATTGAATTGCAGAAGGAATGTTTGCAAGTGATCTTACAATTTCAGAGAACCAATTAGTATTCGCCATCTTCTTCATCATCGTGATAGTCTACATACTCTTCTAAAACTTCATCAACAGCATCTGCCAGTGGACCATCTCCGACTTCATTTTGCAGTTCTCTTAATGTTGTTTCTTCAACTCCTTGTTCGATGAGAAAGTTGACCAGTCTTACAGCCACTTCGGGTTTGTCTTTTGGAATCTTCTTTTCAAAGATATCCCAAAGTTCTGCTAATACTATTGCGTCTACTGAGTCCAAAATTATTCTCCTTCAACCTCGTCGACAGTACTTACCTCTTCAACAGGAATTTCCTGTGGTGTAATATTGCTTATTTCTTGCATTATTATTTCTAATTTTTCACCTGTCCATGCTTTTCTATATTCAAGATGTTCTTTGCCTTGTGAATCAATATACTTTAATCTGTTACCTGATTTTGTTAACAATCCTTTTTTCTCAAACAAGTCAACCAATCCACTGTATGGATCCATGCCTGTCTCATATGGAATTTTTATTTGTACACCTTCAAAAGGTTTTGCGTATCTTGTTTTCATAACTTTACATGCCGCTCTGATACCACGCACATCAGTAACTTTGTTGCCATCTTCATCTTCTTTTAGTTTGAGTTTCTTCATTGCTATTACTATTGATGATGCATAGATAAATCCTTGCCCACCTGATATCTTATCATCAGGATCAAACATGTCCTGTGATGCGTATGTATGATTGGTTGCTAACATGCCAATATTGTGTGAACCAAACATGTTTACACAGTTTCTTACCAGTGCAGTCAGTGCCTTAGGCTTTCTACCTAAATCACCTTTCATTTCACCCTTGTCAAACTGATCAACATCAGTTGGTGTCAACAACATGCCTAGTGAATCAATTACAAACAGTATCTTTGGTTTGTCTTCAACATCTTCACCATAATCTGCTCTGTATTGTTTCATAAAAGTTGATATTGTTTTTGCAACGTCATCAATCATGCTGATGCTAAGACGCATCAATTTTTCAGGAGCAGTATCTACGTTCAGTGCCTGTAACCATTTTTCATCTAGTGCATTCTCAGAATCAATCAACACAACAAATATACCTTGTTGCTGTGCTTGTCTTACTACATTGCCTGATGCAATAAAAGATTTGCCTGAACCTGACTCGCCTGCTAATACAGTTACTTTGCCTAATGGCACGCCTTTGTAAAAATCACCAGATATCAAATAGTTCAATGCATGATTGCCTGTTGAAATCCAGTCTGTAGGATCATTGAATCCTATGCCCAAACCATCAATGGATTTGGTTATGTCTTTGCGAAATTTTGATATATCAAATGCTTTAACCATGTCTTACTCCTAACTTAATTTTAAATGTTTTATATATTTTGTCAATCATTGATCAATATCTCAGTTATTTGACTTGTATGTGACAACACCTTGTTGTCAAAATTTTGTGAATATTTTCCAACTGGAAATTCTCCTATGCCTAGTTGTTTATTGTATGGGTCTATGTTGTTATCAATCATCCACTGTTTGAATTCTGGTGCAAACACATGACCAGTCATACTTTCATTTGGCTCAATATCTAAACCAAGATAGTGGTTATTTTTTAGTCTTGCATATTCTATTGGCAAGTTGTCTTCATGTATGTCTCTGTAGTCTTTGCCAACTTCATTGTAACTCAAATAAACTGTCCAAGGTTTATATTCAAATTCGATGCATTCATAATCTTCATCAGTAAATTTAATTCTATCAACACATTCCTTTGGATTTTTGCTCCACAACATCATCCATTCTTTTTCAAACGGATATTGTTCCAATAGATGCACTCCCCAATTCACACGTCTTACCGCTTCTTTAATTTTGGTTGGAGCAACCAACATCAGTTTAGATGGATTGTCATACTCACCATTTAATTTTTCAAATATTGTGTGCAGTTGATTTCTCCAAATGGCGTCATCCCAATAAATTTTTTTGATGTCAATAACGTCTTGTTTCAGATATTTGTTGATATCGTCAAAGGCTTCTAGCATTATGTTTTGTATTTGATCTTTTTCTAAATATTTGCTAAAACTTTCTCCATCATCTGTCATAATACCTTTTGAACCAATTTCTCTTTTTAGCATGGCACCATATTTGTTACCAATTGGTGTGTCAAAACACTCAATATTCACTGTATGAGTGTCATCAATTATGATTGTAATTTCTGCTGTCATTTTGTATAGTGCGTAGTTGCCTACGCACTATTACTTTATGATTATTTTTGCTGTCTAGCACGAATCATTGCCAATATGTCTTCTGCCTTGTTATCAGTAGAAGCCTGTGTTGGTGCTGGTTGCGGTGCTGGTGCAGTTGCCACTGGTTCTGGCGTTGGTGCTGGAGCAGGTTCAGGAGCAGGTTGTGTTGCCACTGGTGCCACTGTTGCCTCCATTGCCGGTGCCGGTTGTGGTTTTGCAGTTGCGTTCACAGGATCACCTGTTCTTTGTGCCATGCCTGCAGGACGAAAGTATTGACTCCATTTTTCTGCATCATATGGTTGTCCATCTACAGATGCTTCAAACATTTCTTTCATCACTTTTTGTTCAACTTCAGATGGTTTCTTTGGAAGGAAATCATTCAAATTAAACAAGCCATGTGTATCAATTGCTTGTTTTTGTTCTGGCGTCAGTGCAGATTCTCTTCTTGACCATTTCGATGTTGAATAGTCTGCATATCCACCTTTGCTTGACTTGTTTATTCTAAAGTCAACACCAGCATCATAATCAGTTGGCAAATTTTCCATTTCTGGATCAAGTAATGCACCTTTGATTATGTTGAATATTTGTGGACCAATTATAAAACGTCTAATTGGATTTTCTGGAGTAGTGTCTTCTTGCAATGGTGATTCATTGACAAAACCTTGGAAAATGTAAGAACGTTTTTTCCAATATTTTCTACCCATGTCTTCTAACGACTTATCTTTGAACCAGCCTCTTACTTCTGCAAGTATTGAACATGGTTCACCCCACATCTCCATACAAGGAACTTGTACTTGTACAGATCCAGTTGATTCACCTTTTACAGAGTTGAAAGGTAATTTGATCATTGCCCTTTCGGCCCAAAAGAATGTGTTGTTTGGATCTTTGTCTGGTAAGAAACGTATTACTGCTTCAGTACCTTCTGCTATATTCCAATGTGGGTAAATTGCGTTGTCGCCTATTGGACCTCCTGATGAAGTCTTGGCGTCTTGTGCCTTTAGTTTAGCACGAATTTCTGCTAATGTTGCCATAAAATGCCTCCTTATGTTGCCTGTTTAGCCTATTAATAATATATTACTATACTATATTGTAATTATGCAGT